GAGGAAAGAAGCAGACCCAAGTATAACAATTTGAGTGAACGATTTGTAGTTGAGTTTGAGTATTTGCTCTTCCAAAGACTTCTGTTGATCTTGTGCATTAGCATCCTCATTGAGTTTATTTCCATTTCTTTCTATAATAAATTTGTTTGGTTTGATTCCTCTAATAATTTTGTACTGTGTACTATGAACAGAGAAGTCTAGTTCTACAAGACAATCTTTATCATTAGAAGAGTTTACAATTTGACTCTTAGTAATCTTACGGAAAGGTTTATTGAACAATGCAAAACATAAGGCATCAAGTATGGTCGATTTTCCTGCACCATTTTTACCTATGATAACTGATGTGCCATGATCATTCAGTGAAATTGTGGTAAATTGATTTCCTGATGATAAAAAATTTTTATATTTTATCTCTTTGAATTCAATCATTATCTTCTACTGGAATTACAATGTCATCCGGTGATATTATAGTATATTTCACCTTTGCTCGTTCACATGATGCAATAGCAATTGTGTCTTGTACTTCTACCACATCCATCTCAATATTACCTTTTGCTTCGAGTTGAATTCCATACCTCTCACAATCATCATGTTCTTGAAAAAGAAAGACTACTTTCTCTCCATTACTATCTTTGACTGCATAGGCACCCTCATCTTTATATCCTTTAGGAGCAAGAATCCACATTAAATTGTTACCTCACATGCTTCTTTATACATGTCCTTGAGAAGAGATTTGATTCTGTTTTTATCGAGATCAGTCTCTAGATCATCTACAAATTTATCTAACAGTGTCACAGTATCCTCAGTCTGTTCTACTATTGTATCATCTAATTGAGATCCGTCAATCTTTTCCACAATCTTGAGATCGTAAGGTCCTGCATGAGACAATGCATCAATAAATCTTTCATACTCTTTCTTATTTGACTTCTGAAATACAACAACCTTTACAAACATATCTTTATAATCTTGAAACTTAAATAATTGTCTAGGAGTATCGTTATACTTGATAACTTTGTACATCTGGTAAGGGTTGTTGACTGGTTCTAGTTCTAATGTGTCGGTATCAAATATGTGAAATCCACGATTATCGTTACAATCATTCCAGTATAACTCATATGGATTACCTAGATAAGATATAGTACCATCTGTGGAGCGAGTATGATAATGACCAGAAAAGGTTTTAGTAAATTTTTTGAAAGGCAGAGCGTCATGACCATCTTCCATTGTATATCCATGATGTGCAGAGAATCCATTGAGTTCGAGGTGACCCATACAGACTTTGGCAGCAGATCTTTTTATAATGGAGTAAGTCCTTTCACTATCATCTGAAGTTATCCAAGGAACAAATAATACTTTGAGTTTGTCAAACGTTCTTTCTTCTGGATTGACAATGACATCTATATTGTCATACTCTCTAAGTATTAAATCTAATGTATTGATCTCATTTGTATTTTTATAGAATGCAGTATGATTGCCAACAATAGATGTAAGTTTACATCCCATATCTCTCAACTGATCGAAGTAATTTCTCTGTGCCCAGTCTAAAGAATATAAATCAATACCTTTTCTAGAATCAAAAGTATCACCCATATCAATGACAGTGGTAATACCACGTTCCTTCAATGTAGGAAAGAAAATATTATCATAGAACTTTCTAAAGTAACTATGAAAATGCTTTGATCCTTTTTTGAAACCAAAGTGTTGATCGGTAATAATAGCAACCTTCATCTATTAGTATTCCTTGATTGTATAGCATCTTTGATTGAATTATATTCAGATGATTTACCTTCCTGATCGGCAGTCATGACTTCATCAAAACCAGATCTTTCAATTATTTTTTGTTTTATTTCTAATTGCTTCTTTTCTTTTTGTATTCTACGTAAAAAAGCATAGTGTATTATTTGTGTAAAATATGCAAAGGGATTCTTGGATTTATCAGGATCAAAGTTATTGATATACTGAACACAGTTCTCTATACCATCACATATCATATCGTCTTTGAACATATAGTTTACAAAATTTGGTTTGTATGATAGGTGTGTAGCAATTTTTAAGAAACATTCACCAAGATAATTTGTAATTCTTGGTTTTGGATTTCCTAATTTCTCTGCCTCTAAGATATCAAGTTTATATGCGACAATAGCAGCAAGGAACTCCTTGTTATTCACATAATGCTCTGATCTTTTTCTCACCATCTTATGTATTGATTATGTTCATATTATAGCATAGCTTGACAACCTTGTCTATTCTATGTACAATAACTCTGTAAGGGTTCAAGGGATGGGTATATTAATTAATTCTTAGATTTATAGAGTTTCTCTAGAATATCTCTCGCTTTAGATACACTATTGATGTATCCCATATCTTTAGTTAGATCAGGATTAGTTGCTTTGAATCCATGTTCTACTAAGTTTTTATAGGTATCTATTAATTCAGTACTATTAATTTGTGATATAGTGATTACTTTCTTTAGTGAAATTACAAAGGTATCATCATCTGTTAATTTCATCCACGGTTCAAACTTATACCCCATGGGTATATTCGTTCCAGAGGAACGAATTTCTTCACATACCACTGGATTTGACACAACTATATCTTCTGGGACGCCACTATTATCTACCATGACCAACGCTAATATTTCTTCTCCACTTGTAAGTTTTAATGAAGCATAAAACTCATCATAAGGTTCATCCGATTTTGATTTGGAGGATTTCATAGTTGAATTTTTCTTCGTTGTAGTATTTGATCCTTTCGATCAGGTGGTTTAGTGTGTAATTGTTTCTCGACCCCTTTTTCGTATCATCTGCTATGTCAAACAATGTTGCACTCACCTTGTTGTTTCCTTTTCTTAGAACTCTACCAATAGATTGAAGTGTTCTAATTCTAGACTTGCTAGGGGAAGCAAAGATAATGTTGTGCAAATTTTTGATGTTGATGCCTGTTGAGAATGTGCCGAATGATGCTACTATTATAGCATCTTTTTCAGTCTCAGTAATCCTTCTGACTTCTTCTCGTTCTTGAGCATCCACACCACCATGAACAAAAAATACCTTTCGGTTACCAGTATTTATGAGATCAAAAAGAACTTGTCCATGGGTGACAACCCTACTATAAAGTATCAAAGTATTACCTTTCAAGTCATGAGCAAGGTTCTTGATGAACTTATTTCTCTTTTCGTTATTGATAATATATTGAACTTCATCCTCATAAAGATCAAACTTCTGAGGTCCATGCTTCATAAGTAAAACTTTGATGTTTAATTTAGCGAGATATCCTGCATCTTGTAATTTTTTAGTGCTGATAATTTTATATGATGGACCAAACAATCCTTCAAGTACCCATTTATGAGTCTGTGTGCCATCAAGCGTACCAGTAAAACCATATCTATACTTTGTGTCTGCCATTTTAGTCATGATATTCACTAGTGATTTTGATTTGAATTGATGTGCTTCATCACCTATTACCACTTGAAAATTAGCAAACCACTTACGGTCTAATTTGTATATACTCTGCCATGTGGAGATTATAACTGATTGTTCAGTATTTCTTGGTGCACCACCATAAATTTTATAACAATATTTTTGTGCATCCCAACCATAATCTTCAAAATCTTTGTACATCTGTTCTACAAGTGATGTGGTAGGAACAATCAATAGTATTTTTCTATTGTTTTCTACATGATATCTACAGATAGAATAGATCATCAGCGATTTACCTGATGCAGTGGGTGATATAAGCAACCTTCTATTACGTCTCAGAGCGTCTGTAACACCTTCTACTTGATAATCTCTAGGTTTATACTTGGATATAGTTGTCAGATAGTCTCTGACGCCTTCCTCTGAGAATGAATCATTCTCTTCGTAAGGCAATCCATAATGTTTATTTTCTTCAAACTCAAATGTATATGAATATCTCTCACAAAAAACTTGTAACTTATCTATCAATCCACAATAGATCTCTCCTCTATCCATGTTGAACAGACGAATCTTACCATCCCAATACTTATTACGGTATTGTGGCATAAATTTGGCACCCGGTACATCAAAAGTAAATTGATCCTGTAACTCGTGCTTTATATGTGGGTCACATTCGACTCGTAAGAATACTTCATTCTTCTTACGTATAACCAGATCAGCCATAACCAGAGGTAAATCGTCGCCACTCTATTGCATTCTTTATTTGATATGTTCTATTAGAAATCTGTTTGAGTATCTCTTCTGTATAACGAAGCATCATATCATAATACTCTCGTTTTAGAGATAGTTTTTTTAGTTTCTCATCAGCGTCAAGATAAAGTTTTAGATCATCTTTATCTCTTACCTTGAATGGAAAGGGTTCTTCTGCATATACAGCAGCAGTCGCTTTCCCTTGATAATACTGTCTTCTTTCTAATAAAATTTTAGAGTAAGCAGTCTCAGTTTGTTTTCTGAGAGTGAGCGTTACATTATATATGTCGTAATACTTAGCGTGTAATTGGGGTATTTTTAGTGACTCTGCATCAAGTTCGTCTTGATTCATTTTAGAATCAGACTCCCACATCTCTTGTATCTTATCTAATGAAAAACTAGACTTTCTTTCCGTCGTCATTGATCAAGTCGTACATGGTATATTTGAATATAGCAGTTGCAGTATAATACTGTTGCTGTTCTATTGTAGCATCAAAAGGTATTCCTGTCAGTTCAATTGGAAAGAGATCTCTGAACTTGATAGTTCCTGCTTCTTGATAATTACTGTTGAGAATGATGAGTGTACCATCAGATCTTTCTTGAAAAGAACTGTTGTCATCAGGAAAATATCTACTGTTTTTCTGTAACCTTGAGAACTGATCAAAAGTTTCTGGAAATCCCAGTGAAGTTATCCATTCATATAATTGAGTGTAGTTTTCTAAATTCTCATCTACAAGAAAGTCAACTCTTAGATCTTGATAGTT